AATAAATTATATGAAAGATATAAGTGACATAAAAAAAACAAAGAGAGGTTTTTTAGATTATATAGGGTCACATTATTCTGGTGGACAATATTCACATTTTTGGGCAGCTGCTAATCATTCTGGTATTATAGAAAAAGTAGGTGGTGGTTCTAATGTAACATATAAGCTAGGACCCAATTATGAATCTTGGGAAGAGGGTAGAGTAGTAGCGTTTTAAATATAATATTATGGATAGAAATGAAAAATTAAAAATATTTGCTAAATGTTTAGGTGATCCTATATATGCAGTTGAGACATTTTTAAAAACATATGATTTAACTCAAAAGGGGTTTGTACCGTTTAAGTTATTTTACAAACAAAAACAAATAATTAAGTCTTACGAAGAAAATAATCGGAATATAGTTACTAAACCAAGACAGGCTGGTGTATCTACTACAACCGCAGCCTATATTGCAATAAAAATTGCATTTTGTGACCCAAATAACCCTTGGAAAATTTTGGTGCTGGCGAATAAACAAACATTGGCTCAGGAATTTCTTAAAAAAATTAAAGACTTTACCGATCAAATACCTGAATGGGTGTGGGGGATTGGAGAAGGTGAATCTTATTTAGATATTGAAGCTAAAGGACATATAAAAACTAAGTCTACTAAATGTGAAGTTAAGGCATTGGCAACATCAAAAGATGCACTAAGGGGATATACCCCTACATTCTTAGTGATGGATGAGGCAGCTTTTATCGATAACGGTGCTGAAGTATTTGGTGCAGCACTAACCTCTTTGGGTACAGGTGGTAAGGTTACGTTAATATCAACACCTAACGGTCAAGACGCATTATATTATAAAACATATGACAACGCTAAAAAAGGTGATAATAATTTCAATATCATTGAAATGAGGTGGTATGAGGATATTAGATATAATAGACACTTAAGTTGGTTAAGAGGAGAAGATGAGGTAATTGTATGTGATAGTATCGGTAGAGATAAATTAAGGTGGGAATACAGTGGTAAAACGTATGAAACGGATAGTACACATATTGAAGACTACGGTGTTATGGAAAAAGATGGTTGGAAGGCAACTTCACATTGGTATGAGGAGATGTGTAGAGATATGAATGGTGATAAGAAACAAATTGCGCAAGAATTAGACGTATCATTTGTTTCTTCAGGTGGTAACGTAGTTGATGATGAGTATGTGGATTATCAGAACACAAATTATGTTATGGAACCTAAGTATAAAGCTGAAATGGAGAAGTCTATGTGGATATGGAAAGAACCAGAGGTGGGTCACAAATATATTATGGGCGTTGATGTTTCTAGAGGGGATGGTAAAGATAGTTCCACTATTGTAATATTAGATTTTGATGGGTTAGAACAGGTTGCGGAATTCAAACATAAATTACCTCCAGATTTATTGGCAGAAATTGTATATAAATACGGTAACCTATATCAAGCTTACACTGTCGTAGATATAACAGGTGGTATGGGAGTATCTACTGTTATGAAGTTATTAGAAATGGGGTATAATCACTTACACTATGACGACCCTAAAAATAGAAAACTAAGTGAAAAATATGCAAAAAGTGTATATAAACAAGGTGATAAAGTTCCTGGATTTAATGTTGGAAGTAGTAGGTTGCAAATGGTTAGTGATTTAGAAGAACATATTAGAGAAAATAAAACCATAATAAGATCGGTTAGGTTAATTTCTGAATTAAAAACTTTTGTATATAGAAATGGTAGGCCAGATCATCAAGATGGTTTTCATGATGATATTATTATGGCTTTGGCGATGCCACTTTTTGTGGTACAAACAACATTTAAAAAATTAGAGACAATAGAAAAACAAACAAAGGCAATGTTAGAAGGGTGGGTTAATACTAATTTATCGAATGATGTGAATAAAAGTTTTACAAATCCATTTTATAGTAATACCCCCACCTATGAACCCCAACAACAGAATAATAATAATAATGATAATGGTGAATATAATTGGTTATTTGGTATTAAATAACTTTTAATATTTTTTGATATTTATTATTATAAAATAAACATTATACTTATAAAATGGCTAGAAAAACTATATTCCAACAGTTAAACAACTTATTTGGACCGGAAATAAAAAGACCCGATAATAAGTCTCGATATTCTATAAACGATAAAGAGTTATTAAAAACTAAGTCAAAAGAAGAATATGACTATGAAAAACTAAAACTACAACAAGATAAATATTTATCAGGAATGTGGCAAAAGGTTGATAACGAGATTTATCAACACTCTATATATTATGAAACAACAAGGTTAGCTTCATATGCAGATTTTGAGGGTATGGAATTTTTCCCTGAAATTGCGGCAGCATTAGATATAATGATGGAGGAGTCGACAACCTTAAATCCTGAAAATAAAGTGATAAACATATTTTCAGAAAGTAAAAGAGTTAGAAGGGTGTTGGAAGACTTATTCTTCAACAGATTAGATATACACACTTCATTACCTATGTGGACAAGAAACACATGTAAATATGGTGATAATTTTTTATTTTTAAATATTGATAGTGAGGAAGGTATAACAGGTGTTAAACAACTACCAAATATAGAAATCACTAGAAAAGATAATGAAGGTTTTGGTGCAAATTCGGTAAATGCTGAAGAAGATAGTTTTAACCCAGTTAAGTTTGTTTGGGGTCAGAGAGATATTGAATTTAATGCGTGGCAGGTTGCACACTTTAGACTATTAGGTGATGACAGAAGATTACCTTATGGTACTTCTATGTTAGAAAAGGCTAGACGTATATGGAAACAATTATTACTTTCTGAAGATGCTATGTTAATTTACAGAGTTACAAGAGCACCAGAAAGAAGAATCTTTAAAATATTCGTAGGTAACATTGATGAAGCAGATGTTCCTTCATATGTACAAAAAATTGCTAATAATTTTAAAAGGAGTCCTGTTATAGACGAAAAAACTGGGCAGATAGATACTAGGTATAATCAAATGGCTCAGGATCAAGATTATTTTATCCCTGTAAGAGATCCAAACGCACCTAGTCCTATAGATACCTTACCAGGTGCAACTAACCTTTCAGAGATTGCAGATATTCAGTATCTACAGAAGAAATTATTTACTGCTCTTAGAGTACCTAAACCGTTTTTAGGTTTCGAGGAGGCAACTGGTGATGGGAAGAACTTAGCGTTACAAGATATTAGATTCGCAAGAACAATCAATAGGATACAACAATCGATGTTACAAGAATTAAATAAGATTGCAATAATCCATTTATACATTTTAGGGTTAGAGGATGAATTAGAAAATTTCACTTTAACACTTAACAACCCTTCTACACAAGCAGAGATGTTAAAGATAGAACAAACACAAATGAAGGTTACTTTATATAAAGATGCAGTGTCTGATGCAGGTAACGGGTTCGGATCTATGTCTATGACTAGAGCAAGAAAACAAATATTAGGGATGTCAGATGAGGACATTAGAAGTGATTTAGAACAACAAAGGTTAGAGAAAGCAGCTGCGGCTGAAATGGAACAAACTGCTAATATTATTAAGAAGACTGGTTTATTTGATAGAGTTGATAAATTATATGGTGACTTTGATACTTTGGTTTCAGATGGTGCAACCGCTGAAGGTGGTGAAGGTGGTGAAGGTGGTGAAGAAACTGACTCTGGAGGTGGATTTGGTGCAGACGCTGGAGGTGGATTTGGTGCAGACATAGAAAGCGCTGCAGATAGTATGGCTGGTGGTGAAGCAACCGCAGCTGAAACCGACACAGCAGTAGAGTCAACAAATAAAAAAGATAATCTTTTAATGGAGGAAAGTAGACGAAAATATGTATCTAAAACTAAAAAATATCAAGGGATATATCTTAAAAGACTTACAGAAAGTTTAGGGAAAAATGAACATATTTATGATTTAGATTCAGTAGAAAAAGATACTGATATTATAAACAACAAAATAGAGGATATGTCAAAAGAAATAGATAAAATCATCAAAGACTAAATTTTTTCATAATTCTTAATATTTATTAATAAATAGAATATGGAAAATTTTGGTAATATAAAAGACACTTTTAAAAATATAGTGGTTGAGTCTGTTTTAAGGAAAGATAAAGAGGGAAAAAAAGTATTCTCTAAATTTTTAAAAACGTTAAAAGAAAATAAAACATTAAGTGATCAATACTTAATTTATAAGAATTTACAAACTAAAAAGTTTAACGATGGTGGACAAGCCAGAGAGTATATTAAAGAAAATATAACTTTATTAAGAAATTTAAATGAGGGTCACATCCAAAAAGGAAATGACTATTTTTTAAAACTATTAAAAGGTGTGAAGATTATTAAAGAAAATGATTCATTTTATAATGATATATCCTATTTAACTAAAACTAAAAAAACCCCTTCTAATATTGATAAACTCAATACATCTACAAATAACATTGTTAGGTTAATGTTAGAAAAAGAAGATGAGGTAGTAGTAAAAGAAAGTTTAGATATACCCCCTAGTATAATTACTAAATTAGCGGTTGACAAATTTAATAATAGATACTCAAATATAAGTGAATCGGAAAAAGAAATCATAAAAACTATTTTAAATGGTAATGATGAAGATAAATTAAATACGTTTATTAAATTAAAAAAGGGTTGTATTGAGACTATCGATAAAAAACTAGATGAATCATCAGACATAGATTTAAAAGACAAGTTATTGAGAGTCAAAGACAAGTTACTAAATACTGATTTTAGTTTAGATAATTTTAAAACGGATATAGGTAAGATTTATGATTTAAATGAATCTATATAATAATAATAGGAAAAAAAAGAAAAATGAGAATTAAAAAAAATGGAAAGGTTATTAGACTAACCGAATCGGATTTACAAAAAATTGTAAAAAGGATATTAAAAGAGAGTAATGAAAATCCAACACAATATCATAGATATAGAGACGGATCAAATCCAGGGATAGAGGACTTTTTTCAAAACCCAACAGATAGAACATTACAAGATAGACTTAAACAACAATTAAATGATGATGTTTATTCTAATGTAGATAATCCAACCAACATTGGTAAAGGGACTAGAAAATTATTTATTTATTTTAACGGTAGAAAGATGACAATAGAAAGGTTTATTGATCAGGTACAAAGGGATGGTGAAGATGGTTTTTGTCATGTTATAGACGAATATGAATACGATAATAAGTTTCTTGGTGCCACTAAAATAACCATTAAAACTGAACAAGGTCCTTGTGAAGAGGAAGAAGAGGAAATCGATGTTGATGTTGATAAACCCGTTGTTGATAAACCCGTAGAAAAAATAGGTTGTCCTCAAGGTGATAAATGGTATGAGAATGTATTAAAAATAGGTACACCACCAACAGGTGGTTTTATGTTTAACTGGAGAGAAGTTATACGCCTCAAAATGGGAAGTTCAAAAGAATCGGTATGTAATTGTTTTCGAAAGAAAGGTGGTAGGTATAAAAGAATACATGACACCGCTCCTGGTTTTTGTGTAGCCAAACAACGCAGAATTCCATTCCGCCCATAAAAACTAAAGAATCCATTTTGGAGTGAAGTCGAACACACTAATACAATAAAAACGGATATAGGTAAGATTTATGATTTAA